AAGAAGTCAGCCATTTTTGCCGTAATACCATTCTTATCGATCGTAACTTTCCCATTTTCGATTTTAATTACATCTGCATTAATACCTGTTGCTGTTAGCCATTTTACAATGGTATCAGCGTTAATCTCCAACTTAGCAACATCGATTTGAATCTTTTCAGCTGTTTGGTTAATAGCTGAGATAATATCGCCTTTTTTTACGGTACTAAGAATATTCTTTTCAGTAACTTGAACGCGACCTTCCATTTCTTTCACATAAGCATTTGTAGCAAATTGTCCGTTCGCTTGATCTTTTGTATATACCTCTGTCTTTTTTGCTGCGAAATCGATACCCTTTTCATTGATAGAAAGACGATTATCAATTTGAGTCACTTTCTGATCGAATTGTTCTGTAGCTACTTTATCAGCAATATCTTCCATCATTTTGTCTTTATCTACAATATCAACTGGATTCTCCATAAATGATGATGGTTTCTCACCAATTTGCAGCATGGGTTGTGCCATCCATAGACGACCATTTTTACGAACCCAAAACAGCACTTTAGCTTTCTTTGTGCCTTCGACTAATAGCCCTGCTATATGTGTACGAATCCATGTGCCTTGTGAAATAGTTATTTCTTGTAAGTAATTTTTAAGCATTTTATTGTTTACATCGTAACATTGAAGCTCGATAGCAGCTCCGGCATCTATACTAGCTTTATTATCTGTATAAAAGTAAGCAGAAAAAACATAATTCCATCCAGGCCCAGCGTTTATATAATCGTGTGATGCCCCTTTATACAAATTGCTCGCATTACCTGTAGTAATAACATTAAGTGAATTGCACCCCTTATAAGTGACTTGTATATCTCTTGCTGCGTTTGAAGTTAATTGCCAATATTTCGTGTCGTTCTTCCACAAAACATTGCGTAAAACCGTTTGGTTACCAATTCCACCAACGTAATCTTCAACATCTTTCATTTTTACAGCTAAATTCAGCGCATCAGAATGTTGTTTGATTGTAGATTGTGCTTCAGTAATCTGTTTACCTTGTGTCGTTTGTGTTTCTTGTAACTTGCCAACGTTTTGAGAAATACCTTCAGCGGTTTTCTCTACTGCTGTTACACGTTTATCAAATCCGCTTTGATTATTTTCTACTTTCGTTACTGTTTCTTTGATTCCATTCACACTTTTTTCAATCTCGGTTGTTTTCTTAGTGAATTCATCATTTGTTACTTGATCTTCTGGTGCTGGTGTCCACCCAGTGGCTTTGTCCCCCTTTTCAAGTTTAAAGTTTTGAATAATGATTTTTGTTGTTTTAGCATCTATTCCCCAAAACTCTATTCTTGCTTGTCCAGTGTTACTAGGAGTCTCCTGAATTTTAGTAGTGTAAGTAACCCTTTGAAAATTTTTATTTATGCCTGTAAAAACTTTTTGAGCAAAAGTATATTTTGGAGAACCATTAGCACCATAAAATTGAACCCTTCCCTCTGTGTTATCATTCGTGATAATTTTCACTTCGAAACTGAAGGTAACAGTTTGCCCAACTAATGTACTAAACAATGAATTTAAGTCATATTTAAATATTCCATATGCTGAATTTGAAGCTACTTGTGTTGTTTCCCAATATTTCGTGTCTGATATTAAATTACGCACTCCTATTTCTTGCTCATCAAATTTCTTTTCTACACTTGTTAACTTCTCACTAATCTTGCCTGCTTGCTCCGTAATTTCAGTTGTTACTTTTTTGAGATCTGGTAGAGTTACTTGATCTTCTGGTGCAGGAAACCATGCAGCAGGTTTTATATTACCTTTCACAAGAACTAAATCTTTTACTGTGACAGAAAAATCTACGTTTTTTAATTCTGCAAGCGAATATATCCTAAATGCTGATGCTCCGCTTTCAGATGCTTTAAATGTATGAGAGTAGTATGTTCCTGTAGTATTAACGTCTAGTATGCGAGTACCGCTACCACTTTGCTCGCTACCGACTGAAATCTTTCCAGCTTTGTTAGCTTTAAGAAATACGAACCATGTATACTCTTCACCCGGTGTTAATTTAACTGTGTGTGGATTATAAAAACCATTTGACCAATTATCAATAAATTTAATTGTTGCAGCTTTTTTTGTACCTGATAAACTATCATCAATAACCGTAAGTGTTGGTTTTTGATTTGTCGGTTGACCAGAAGCTACATATTGCCCCCATCCATTTATTTCATCTGCAAACGAACCGTTTTTCTGAAAGTTTCTTGAACCTGATTCAAAACTATTTATCGTCTCTTGCACAGAGGAAATTGTCTTTTTCGTACCTTCCACTGTTTGCTCGACTGTATTTAATTTATTGCTAATTTCACCGTCTTGTTTAGTTAACGATTCAATAGATAGTTTAAACCCGTTAGAATCCTGCTCAAACTTTGTAACCTTCTTATCAATTTCACCCTGTTTATTTTGCACATCAGAAATGGTACGACTAACACCTTGTAAGCTTTCTTTCACTTCATTAAATTGCCCTGTTGCTTGTTTTTGCGCTTCTTGAACCTTTTGATTTAATTCGCTTTTTGTAGACTCTATATCTTTGCTCACTTGTTCCAACGTTTCTTTCTTAACGGATTCCACATCAGGAACAACAGGATCCCATTTACCATCCTTCCACAATTTCAGAATACCAGGCTTACCTTTGCTGATATCTAGCCACAAAGTTTTTCTATCCTTTAAGTTTTCTGTTGGTGGATTTACATCTTCGATAATATCAACGGTATTATTCTTCAAGTTTTCAGCCACTTTTTCAGCGATTTTCTTTGCTGCTTCCGATTCTTTTCGAATGACTTCTGTTTCTGTTACATTTTCTTGAAGTTTCTTATCTAACATATCTAGTAATTCTTTAGATGCTTTATTTGATAAGCTACCCATGATTTGTGCGTATAACCTATCGATCAGGCTTCGTGTATCTTGAATTTCACGATAATCACCAAAGATATATTTATCTTTCGATGGATCAGTGTCACATTCATCAGCTGCTATTAATCTAGCTTCTAAGAAAAGTGGTGGACTAAACCCTGTATCTTTTATTCGTAACGTATCGCCTTTACGAACCGCTTCATGAGATAAACCAAACACTTTTTCAAGTGCAACTGCATCCACTTCATATAAAGTAGAACTATTAATTCGTTTCTTTAGTTCTGCTTCTGTTAATTGTTTAAGTCTTTGCTTCGTCATATCTTGATCTTCTGTTTGCGGTGAATAAATATCGAATAAATGCTTGCCATCTTTTGACCAACGTTGTAGAGCATCATTGTTACTTACGTACAACTTCCCACCATTGATATCTTCAAATGTTAGAAACTCTTCTTTCCCGGTATCAGGATTTTCTTTAGATGGTCCAACCCCTACAAGAGCGGTTACTACATCTTGGCTGTTCTCAATACGACGGATGCCTTGTACATCTTTTCCTAGCACGAATTCTTTCCCGTTGTCACGGCCAACCCTTTTTACCAAATCTACATAACGTCCGACAATAAAAGATCCCAGTATTTCTGTTCTAAAACGAATCTCAAGTTCGAACGTAGATGCAATTTGTTTTAAGAAATCAAGCGGATTTGTGAAATCCTTAATATGAATAGTCCGTACACCACTATATTCAGTAATCCCACGTTTCCACTCTGTACCTTGTAAAGCAAAATCTGTAGATTCATTGACTGTAGTAGCTTGCAACGTTTGCGGTTTAAATACTGCTGCTTTCTTTAACTTTGTATGTTCTCCAAGTGCGTGGATTTTTTTAGATCGATCTGCTGAATCTTGCTCTGCTTCTGTAATAACGTACGAAACAAAAGTACCATCTCTAGTTTGTTTTACGATAAGGTTTTGCTGTACAAGAGACGCTGATATTTTTGTTCCGTCCATTGTATTGAACTCTAACTGGTCTATATTATTTTTAAGCTCCCACTGGCGAATATCGTTCCAGTAGTCTTTTTCTTGAATAACACCAATGATTTGCTCTGTTTTAAAATCCACAATGTGTAATAGATTATTTGTTTTATTCATCGATAACGCTCCCTATATGTGACATCTACCTGTCCTATGTTGTTTGGGAATATTTCGATTTCATTCTTTCCTTTTTCAATACGTATATAGTCACTCATAAAATCCTTTATATTTATCGCATCTGCTCCATTAATACGTATACTTGCATCCGATGAATCGATTTCTACAAGATCACCTTTTTGAACAATGTAAGGTATTTGACGTTCTGTATTGCTATTCACTTTTTGTACTTTAATATCGTGTACAGCTGCAATCAGCGAAGGCGCATCATTAAAAGCACATATATGCACAACAATTTGAGCAACCTTTTTCATAAAGCTATTGCCCGTATCGTACCATTGGGCAAATCTTTCTGTATGATAATTTCCTTTTTCATCGATTAAAGCAATATCACCTTGCCAATAGTTTCCCACTCGCGCAATGTGTAGACGACCATAAAAATCATTCCATGTTGTACGATAATAACCCGTTTCCGCTATAATCCGATGATTGTAGTCACCGTTTCCTGCTATAACTTCACCAAAGTTCTCGCTAGAATTTCTATATGCATCAAACATCCCTACTTTTCCGACCACAACGCTGTTTTCATCGAGTAAATACAATTCCACACGGCCCATAGTTCCAGGGTCAGAGTTTCGACATTCAACGATTGCATCAAGCGTGAAATCTTGTAGTGGGCCACCCGTAATACTTCTTTTCACTGCTGGCCCATGCCAGAATTGACCTTGTCCATAATCGGATGACAGGAAGCGCGCACCATCCGCTATCATTTTNNTGTATCTTGAATTTCGGTTCAGCAAACTTTGATCCTACATTAGTCACTGTGGCTTTAAGTAAATTATTACTTTCTATTTTCGCTTTTACAGATTGTTGTGCACCTAATTTAAATGCTGACGTGCAAATAAAGGTTACCTTACATTGGTAAAGTCTATCTGTTTCCAGTAGTTCCTCCACAGACTCTTTCATACCGTAATAAGTCATTTCAGGCTCATCTGTAAATACAATGGGTGCCTCTTCTTCTGTATCTAATATAGAATTCAATTCATTTAGCCGTTTTCTTAAATCAAAAGAAGAGGCCCCTTTAAGTGTAATCTCTACTTCAAGGGGCACCTCTGGGTTTCTCTTTTTCACATAGCGGGATCCAGGTCGATTCTGTGTAGTAATCCTGCTTATTTCATCACTCATTACACCGCGACCTTGTGGTATTCCTACCACAAGATAACCGTCATCATCTTTCTTTGTAAACTGTTTTTCTAAGTCGATACCATTAAAAATAAGCAGTTTACTCCCTCCTTCCTAGAACGCTTGTTTACGTTCTTTAACAACATCTTGCTGACTTGTAATATCATCAACAAATCTTGAAAATTCATGATTTCCAAGTTGGATGTTAATATGAGCTGGTTGTTTTTCTCTCACTACCTGACTGTCGTATTGACTCGCCTTAAATATGTTTGGCGTAGACTTAACCGAACGATAAGTACCTAATCCGTCCGCTATTTTCGGTAGTGAAGCACCTGTGTCCGCCACTATCATTTCAGGCTTCATCCACTCTGTCATTTCTCCTGTTGTTCTTTGCACTGCACTTTTCATTGAATCGATACCATTGATCCAACCTTTCATCATATTGACACCTATGAAATCTCTGAACCAACGAGATGGTGAGTGAATTGATAACAGTCCTGAAATTTTATCCTTGATTCCGTTTCCGATTTCCGTAATTTTGCCCCAAATAGCACCAGTCATTCCACTTATACCATCCAATAACCCTTGCATCATATTACGACCAATGCTTCCTAAATCTATTCCGCTTAAGAATGACGTCACATTATTAAATATTTGAGTAACCGTGTTATAGATAGCGTTTAGGATACTAGAGGTAGCAGAGCTCGCTGCATTCCACATCGCGGAAATAATACTACCTACTGCGGACATTGTTGACGAAATTACCAAGCCTATACCCGAGAAAATCGAGCTTACTAGAGAACTAATTGCTGATAGAACACTAGAAAAAATGGATTGCACTAAATTTAATCCCGCAGTCACGACCGCTTTTATTAAATTTATCGCTCCTTGGACTATGTTTCCGATTAGTGACATTACATTTGATGTTATCCCTTTCACTGCGTTCCATGCTCCACTCCAGTCTCCTTGTAGAATCGCAGTAAATACTTTTATGATATTGGTTATAATTCCAATCACAGATGTAATTATGCCCATAATAGCTGGGAAAACAGCTTGAACAACTGACAAAATAAACTGGATCGCAGGAATTACTACGCCAGTTATAATCGTTGCTAAACCTTGTATAATCGCAACTGCTACAGGGATGGCCGCTTGAATAATTGAAACTATAACAGGGAAAGCAGCCTGGACTATCTGTAAAATCAAAGGGATCACAGTCGTCGCTATAATAGATATTACTTGGCCTAATAATTGAATAATAGGAACAGCAACCGAAATAGCTGCCGATATTACTGCTGCTATTACTGGAAAGACTGCCTGAACCGCTTGTAAGATGATTGGAATAACCGTAGTAGCGATAATTGATAGAATTTCTCCAAACCCTTGTATTAACATTCCAGCTATACTAAATACAGTTTGAATGACCTGTAGAATAATTGGAAACGCCGTTTGAAAAGCCTGGCTAAATATCGGAATAACCGTAGTTGCAAATTCTGAAAACATTTGAGCTAAAAATTGGATACCCTCACTTATCATCGGCATAATTTGGATAGTTGTATCTGCAAACATTCGAATGAGATCAGTTACCAACGGCATAACCTGCTGCATAATTTGACCGAATCCAGTAAACATTTCAGTCGCAATTGGTACCACTGCTTTTACAACCTCACCGAATAGACTAGCGATAGTTGAGCCAAGTTCACCAAACGCCGCACCTAATTCAGCAAGCGCTGGACCTATTGTAGCAAAGCTTTCTGCGATAACTTGACCAGTCTTTTGGAACTCAGGTGCTAATGGCGCAAATGCATCAATAACTCCCTGTGCTAACGAAGTAATGATCGGCATGATTACGGAAGCAACCGTACTGAAGACGCCTTTTATCGATTCCCACGCTGACATCAGTGCTGTTTTCGCTTGTTCATTTGTGTTTACGAGTTTAAATATCGTAGCACCTAATGAAGCTACAATAGCAATTACCCATCCCACAGGACCAGATACACCTAAAAATGATAATCCCAAACGTACGATTAAAGGTGTTAAAGTAGCGATCGTATTTCCGATTGTTGAAAATGACGCTTTTATAAAATCCACGACTGGAGAAATTGCCGAACCAATCCCCGCAAACTTTGCGCTTATACCTTCTATAGCTGAACCGAAAGCACCGCCTATCATCTGTCCAAGTCCACTAAACTTCGCTTTTACAGACTCAAAAAAAGCACCTATCGCACTACCCATCGCTGAAAATTTAGCGGGGATTGTCGCAAGATACGTACCAAATGAATCAAACGCAGCCTTCATAGCTTCTATTGCAGATACTGTTATACTTTTTATCGATTCCCAAGCACTATTCATTGCGTTACGGACTGTCTCATTATGTTTGTATAGTTGAACTAGCGCTACACCTAATAGAGCTATTATTCCAATTACTATACCAACAGGACCTAACAGCGCTGCGATAACAGTACCTAAAATTGTTACCCCTTCAACTAGCACACCAATAATTGAACCTAACTTACCTATCACTAAGAATAATTTCCCGAATACAACTAAAGAACTACCTATACCACTGATTAAAAATCCGAATGCAGCCATAAAAACAGTAAACGCGGCGCCTGCTGTAACTACTGTTGCAATTGTAGTTTTCATTGTTGAAGATAAACTATTAAACCAATCGGCTGCTTTTTTGATAGCGTCTGCCACTACTGAAATCGCCGGGGCTAAAGCATCAGTAAATGCACGGGCTGCTACATCAATTGATGATTGCATTTTAACAATTGCTCCTGCCCAACCCTCAAGCATTGAATCTGCTGCCTTTTTCGAAGCACCATCTGATTTAACAAGTGATTCAGTTAGCTTATCGATTTTTTCTGGACCAGCTGCCACAAGCGCCATCATACCCGATACTGCTTCAGTACCAAAGATTGCTGCTAATGCCGCACCTTTTTGGGCGTTAGTCATACCTTCCATTCCTGTTTTTAACTCACCGATAATCTTGGATAAAGGTTTCATATTACCTTCTTGATCTGTAATAGAAACACCGAGTTTTTCCAACTGTTCTCGCGCCTGCTTTGGTGGCTTAACTAGTCGTAACATCGATGCACGTAATGCGGTACCAGCTGTTTCACCTTTAATACCTGCGTTAGACATGATACCGACAGATGCCGCTAGCTCTTCCATCGAAATCCCTAACTGCGATGCTGGACCAGCCGCATACTTAAATGCGTATTGCATATCACCTACACCTGCTGCCGTTGCATTAGCTGCCATTGCAAGAACATCAGCTACGTGTCCGCTTTGTTTCGCCTCCATACCAAAGGCGTTTAGTGCGGACGTTATCGTATCAGCTACCATTCCAAGGTCTTCCCCTGAAGCTGCGGCCGCACTTAATACACCAGGTAAGGCTGCTGTTGATTGTGCCGCATCGAATCCTTTCGCACCCATTTCAGCATAAGCTGCTGCTACTTGTCCAGTTGAGTATACGGAACTAGTCGCCATTTCCAAGATATCTTTCTTAACTTGACCATAAGCACCGCCAGTGAGCACCGCTGCTTTCCTCGTCTGCTGTTCGAATTCCATTGAGTTTTTGATCATACTTCCAAAAGCTCTGCCTGAAGCATAAGCGAGTGGCGCGAAAGCTGTCGTCATACTTTGACCTACTGATTGTATCCTCCGCCCCATTTCTTGCGCTTGGTTTCCTACGTTTTGAAAGGTCCGTTGCCAACCTGACATATCAGGTGGTGGTGGCGGAGCCGGTCTAGGTATCGGCGGAATTGTTGGTACATTAGGAGCTGGTATGTTTATCGGTTGACTTACTGCCTGTTGAAAGTTACGCCAAAGCTGTGTAGCTTGTGTCAAACTACTTCGTAATGACGATATATCCGCTAGTAGTTGTACTTCTACTCTATTTTGACTAATTTGTATTCACCGCCTTATCCGTTCTGACTTCGTAACGCTCGTTCGATATCATCGAATAACGACTCATTCGCGTGAATCTTTTTCGTAAGTTGCTCACGCTCTTTCTCCCTTGCCTCAGCCATTTGTGCATTTTCAGGACGCTTGTATATGTCATCTAAACTCTTTACCTTCTCGCTCTGAGCATTTCGGTAAAACAAAGCTTGAACACTAGCAATCTCGTAAGTATCAAGTAGACGTTCACGATAACCGGTAAGCATAATGTGGTACTCCTTAATACTTATCCGTTTTGATTCAAGCGTTGACATACCGAAATACCGAAAACAATCCGCCTGCAAATCATTGACGTTTATTCGTACAGGCTCTCGAATGCTTTCTTCTGTTCCTCGCCCATGCTCGCTAATAACTTGTTCACTGTCTTCTGGAAGAAAAAACTATTTAGGACTACCGCCTTGTTGAATTTTAAGATGTCATCGAAAGATAAACCTTCGGATAATAATTCACGTTCAATTTCTGCCTCAATATCTTTTCGTGTAATACCTTCTCCTGTATGGATCAGCGCGTAATAAATTACGTCAACGAAATCCTCAAGACCGCCCTGCATTGCTTTTTGCACAAATTCGAACGGGCCACCGTTGCTATCGATTAATTTGATCGCTTCAAATCCGTATTTAAGTTCATATTCTTTTCCTTTTACTTCAAAACGTGTATATAATTTAGTCATTTATAAAAACCTCCGTTAATAAGTTAGTTTTATTTAGAAAAGTAAGAGGCGAAGTTCCCTCCGCCTACTCATCAATTCTTTATGATTTCGCGACTGATCCGTCAGGTGCTCCAGGTGGAAGTGTTGTAATTTTACCTACAGACAGTCCACCATTTAGCTTCGCTTCAATAGAGTACTTAGAGAACTCCTCGTTTTCATGAGAAAGCTCAACGCTGTTTAACATAAACGTACCGCTCTTCGATTTATATTCCCCTGCTTTTGCACTACGTAAGGTAACTTCATGGATTTTAACCAGTTTCTTATTCGTGATAGCTTCCTCGATATAATCAAGTGCCTCGTCACCTTCTGTGCATACACCCTCGATAGATACGGACTGTTTTACATCTCCGTAATCGCTACCAGATTTATCTTTCGTCTTTAATTCGATTTCACCAGCTTCAATAGAGCGTGATCCTGATGTTTGGTTAAATAATCGAAACATTTTAGAAGTCCCATCTGCTTGTGGAATATCAAATAAATACAATGTTTCTTTACCTTTAAATTCCGGTGATACAGGTTGTGTTGTTACTGATGTTTCATTTGTTCCAGCCATCCATATTCCTCCTTAATTTAAATCCTAATTGTGATAAAGCTAAGGTGTTTCGCCGTTACTTGAGTGATATCCACTTGTGGGATTGGCTCACACGACGAAACTTCCGCATATAATAAACCGACTGGTGTAGGTACCTTTGAACTTGTGTCGTACAAGTTGATAGGGCGCCTTTCTAGTCGGTCGATGATTTTATCTTGTAATTCATTTCGGTTAGATACTGTATCGGAATATACTCCGATTTGTATTAAGTGATTTCGTGCGTAGTTGTCTTTAGAATATCTATCAATCGTTCCTGTTAATGATTCAACCGTAAGAAACGGCTTTGCTTTTCCTGTTAAAGAAACGCCATCGTATATCCAAGTAGTAGGAGCGAATTCTTTTAGCGCTTTTTTCAGCGAATACATTACATCATTTACTGTAGTCATACTATAGACCTCTCGCTGTTCGTTGTATTGCTTTTTCTAAGTCAATAACTAATGGCTGCTCGCCCTCAAACATCGTTTTACGCATAAACCCTTTTTTCGTTTTGTGTGTGTACTCTTGGACAGCTGCATATTCAACGTCTGAACCATACAACCACCCGGTTTTATCCCCGTTTAAAGGTTTTACACTTGGTGGAATACTTCCTGCTAAATTACCAGATTCTACTGGCGCTCTGTTAGAAGCTGTATTTGCTTGTAATCTCACATGCTTTTCAACAGTATTCGCAACAGGAGTTTTGTAACGATCAGGATTTGTCATACGATAAACATCATCCATCCCTTTAATTCTCGCGCCCACTTTCATTAAATCACCCTCTTTACAACTACTTCTCGACGATTGGCTCCGCCTAACCCTCGTTCATCAATTAAGGTGATTACATAACGAATGCCGTTTCTTACGAGATAATTGATCTCATTTAAATCAATATTGAGTCGGAAAGTAACAAGTGCTTCGCCTTCTTTTACATCAGTTCCTAAAAACTTTGCTTTATCCTCTAACGTGAACTTTTTCCAAACGACTTGCACCGTTTCCTGAATATCTTCACCCGGAATTTCTTCACCTGTAATCGGATCTTCTTCCTTGTTACCTTTTCGCCAAAGAATAATAGATTCACGACGATTCTGTTCAATTAATTCACGATTAGCTCGGATTTGTTCGATGTCCTTTTCAGTTAACACTCGTTATTCCTCCTCTCCGATAATGTAATTTAAACGAGATGAACATTGCGGATGCGGGTTGATTAGTTGAGCTAGCAAATTTTCAGGAATCTTTTTTTGATATCTCCCTGGGCCTAATCCGTAAGCGTCTCTTCTAGCCAATTTGTAACACATATGCTTTGAGTGATAACGGTGTCGATGTCCATTATCAATAATCTTATAACCTGTAACAATATCACTCTCGTTACCGTTATAAATAGTAGCTGCTCTGTGCGTATTATTGCTTTCCGTGATTGCTACACGTTCGACTTTCCATTTCTCATTATCATGTACTTCTCGTATTTTCTGAGAAATCGAACTAATACTTTCACCTTTTAGTACAGCCGGTCGTATTATCTTCGTTAGCTCCGCTCGCATATCGCCTGCTAAGTTCCACACTCGGTCAGACAGGATTAAACCATCCTCACCTCTACGCCTTAGCATGTCCTTCACGATTTGCTGATTTAAGGAATCTAAATCCTTTACTTTCAATGGAGTCTTAGCAAGTTTGGAAGTTGTCCATTCCGACGTATCGCTAATCATCTTTTCAAACGATATCCCTGCTTGCTTTCGAAACTCTTTTTCGTAAAAGTCTAAATCTCGTAATAAAGCATTTAATCTACCTCGTTTAATAACACCATCTTTTTGGTAGTCATTAATTAAGTCCAATAAGAAGAGACGGATTAGCATAATTGCAGCTACTGTCTCTTCTACTTGTTTTTCGTTTTCTTTTTCGTATTGTTTCGATATTTCATCGAGTGCTTTGTCAAACTCGTTTTGTAATTCACTCACGAAACTACCTCCAATCCGCTCTCTTTGCAAATGTTTGACTAGCACCTTTGCCACGTCTATATTTTCGATATTGTTTACGTGCGTCTGCTGCTAGTCTTTGATAATTTGCGAAGATCATAGATTTGTCGACAGCTTCTTCGCCATCAGTGTATTTAAAAAAGCGAGCCGAATCCGCTGCAATAGCTTCATAAGCGAATGTGAGCGTAAGATAAAATACCGCATTAGCGTTATCCTCTTCGGTAAAATCTGACTCAACTAAAGCTTCGGCTAGCCAAGCGTCGATGTCAGTCGACGTAACGCCTGGTACTTTTGATAATCGAGACTGCAATCGTTCTGACACCGTCATTTGGCGTCACCTCCGTTATAGTAATTAACTCATGATTCCTGCTGACCTTAGTTTCGTAAGTAATGAGTTGAAATCCGATACAAGACCTGTTATATCTGTAGCCACACTATTAGGTTGTGTTGCGGCCTTGCTTGCGGCTAGCTTTCCGTTAAGTGTATTTTGAAGGTCTGTTATATTAGCGATTGTATGCGTATGAGCAGAAGGTGGGAACGTACTCGGCTTATTACTAACATCTGACCAAATAACATTAATTGAACCACCTGAAGACTCTTGTAAAGTTTTTATGATATCGCCTAACTTAACATCATTGGCAACAGGCATTGATAAATTTAAACGGTTCACTTCATTTTCTGAAATAGCCAACTGTAGCACTCCTTTCATATAAGTAAAAAGGCGACTTATTAGTCGCCGTTAACTATAAAACTGTTTTTGAAATTCCACTTAATACAGCAATTGATTCTTTTGCATTCTTAATTTCGAAACCAAGCTCACCGCGGATTACACGAGAGAAATAGTCTCCACCTGGTAATGTTGCATCTTGGTCGTAGATAGGTGTTAAATAACGAGCCTTGATGTTGCTTGTGTCTAGTAGTAATGCACGGTCTTTTGGCATGTTTTGGTCGACTACTACACTAGAAATTGCTCCACCTGGCAAATCAGAAACGAACGATAAGATTTGGTACCCAGCCGCTGTATCTTGGCGAGTTGTACGGATAGTGTCGCCACCTAATTTCGTAATTTGTCGCGCAACATTAGGGGCACATAGGATTGTATTTGCTGAACCACCTCGAACAAATACTTGCTCTACTGCGTCATTTAACGATTTAGCATCGATTTCTTTACCTTTGAAATCTTGTACGTGTGATTTTTGCTCATTAGCGAACGCAAATAAACCGCCAGAAGTACGTGGTTGCTGTCCATTTCCTTCGAATTTACGGCCATAGATCAATGAGTTGTTGATCTCACGAATCATTTCTTGAAGACGTAGGTTAACTTGGTAATCCAGTTCGTCCTCGACACCATAAGTATTAACTTGTTGTTGTGTACGAGATACTGAAGCATATCTAGAGAAAATCTGAGATAAGTTGAATGACACAAGACGATCGTTAATCTCGTTCTTACGGAAAGTATCTTCACCTTCAGGGCGTGGTCTAGCAATTACTTTTAATTCGCCTTTCGCTTCAATCGCTTCTGGTGTCGTCTCATCGTATCCACGTTGAACAGTGATTTTGTCAGCTAACTCATCTACTGATAACACACGTAACACTTCTAGACCGTTTTGGACTAATGCATTTTCTGCAAATTTACGCGCTTCTCCTTCTTCTAATGTTAATTCTGTTACATCTGCTTTTGCCGCTGTCTTTACGATACCTGTATCACTGTTTAAATAATCATTCTGCCACTCGAATTTTGTTTGCGTAAGGGCTTCACCTGTACCAATAATACCGAATAATACCGGTGCTTTCGTAAGAATTAAGTCTACATTCGCCTGCATTTGACGAACCTGTTGTTGGAAATTATAAGTATTTGCTACTGCCATGTTTAATAGCCTCCTAATTGTTTTTTAATATAAAAAAGCCGTAGGTTTGGAACCAACGACTGATCTACTTCTTCGATTTTAATTCGAGTATTTTGTTGTATAATTGCGTAACTTTACCAGCAAGCTTTGGATTTTTTAACGCTTCAGCCTTCGTTTCTGTTAATTCTTTTTCTAACGCTGATAATTCGTTAGCTCTAGGATTAGTAACTGGGTTAGAACCGCCTGACGCATCTACTCCGATTACTTGTTTGAACATCCACGGCTTACTTGCTTTTAAAGACTCGACTGCTGACTCTACACCTTGGATGTTTCCTTCTTCATCGACATTAATTTCCGACTTATCTAATAGCGCCAATACATCGTTTAGATCGTTTGCATTCAAAGAACGTGCAACGCTTTTAATTTCTGTATTCAAGATTCGAGTGTTTGCCTTTTCTTGTGCTTTCTGCGCTAATTCCAAAGCTTCAATCGCTTTTTTAGCCGCTTCATCTTTTTCAGCTTGCAAACGTTCCACTTCAGTCATTTCTTGTTTCTTTCGTTCTTCTTCCGCTTGCTCAAACGCAACTAATTTCGCTTTAATATCATCATAGTCTTCGTATTTTTTACGCTCGCGCTCAAGTCGTTTTGCAACTACTTCGTCAACCTGTTCCTGCGTAAGAGTTTTCGTCTCTTCCTTTGGTTCAGCTACGACAACTTCTTCTTTTACTACTTCACTCATGTTATTGCCTCCAACCGTTTTAAGCCCGTCGGCTATAAAGTTAATCTATCCGAAAATTTAATGCCATTTCGTAAGGCCTATTTACATCACTCTTTATAAGGGTCTTGCGTTTGTCTTTTAAGTTGACGCTCTTGAATAATCTCCATAAACTTCTGTTCTGCATTTTCTTTACCACTTCGTGTAATAGCGCCTTTAATAGATTCAATTTCGTTAGATATTTCTTCACCTAACTGCTCAATTAACGCTTTTTGATCTTGTGGTAGAGGTAAGCCGAAAATAATCTCGCTAGAATAATAGTTATCTACCTTTGCAAGCATTTCTTTATCATATTTAAAGCGTGGGTGCTCTTGTCTCGCTTTCATATATCGAAGGATATATTCGTTTAGTGTCTGCAAACGTGATTGCCATATTACCCATGAGCGTTGAGTCTTCGATATAATTGAGCTAAACATAAGTTGAACGGCCATATCGTTAATACCTCCAGTGTTCATGTCGGCTGTATTTACGATTGGTACCTCCGCTTTTTCATGTAGTCGTTTTTGCAAACGGTCAAGATACGCTTCAATCGTTTCTTTAAACTTAAATCCGCTTTCTAACTTACTTGCACTAGGCACTCCGCTTTCTTTATCCCCATCGCCGAGATTCCATTTCGCACCTGGAGCGATTTGTAACGGATTCTTCGGGTCCTCGTCTACATTAACAAGTAGATTAATAGCGAACATTTCAAAACGAATTGCATCCGAGTAATCCGACATCTTACGATCAATCTCTTCCGACAACTCAATCGTTTTTTCTAATTCACTGTAACCGGTAGTTCGACCGCTTAGTTTCTCAGTAGGAACGTGCACTACCGGAATAAAATCGAGTCCCATTGATGAGCGCTCAATCCTCGACTCCTGTACGCTTAAATCTCCGTCATGGACAGCCTCTTCTATTTCGCAATCATATTTTCCAGCTTCTTCGTGCCAGACCAAGTAATACGAGAGTTTCCACAATCGAGTCTGCTCATCGTCAAGCCATGCAATGAAATGTACAGCGTCTAAGTGATCCTTATCCCATTCGTTGTGTACCGCAATGACTTCCGTAGATGGATGCCAAATGATTTTAAACTCTCCACGTCGGTTATCGAAATGAATACGTGCGTAAACACCCGTTCTAGAAATTGAACGGTCTTTTGCTGCAGCTAACAGTTTTTCATGCATTCGATTATCGTCCCAAACCCACGTTAATAATCGCTCTTTTGCTTTTGCTCGACTATTCTCCGTCTGCTGTTCTTCACTAGATGTATAGCCTGGTTGAATCATTAGCGCTGGGTCGTCTAAGACATCGGGCGGAACTGTTACTTTCGGCTCCTTCTCGAATTGCCAAGCCGCAATCGTATCGACTATCTTTCGTGGGTAATTAAGTTCTAATTTCGTAGGCTCATAATCCAGTTGTGACGGCTTTGTATAATCAGACCAGACATTCAAGTCTCCGTCATATCGTCGATATAGCCTGATTTCATCAAGGATTCTTTGCCATTCGGTGTCTCCTAATGCTGTACGTATAGGGACGACATACTCGATGGGATTCATTAGATTCCTATCAGGGAAAATTCGCATAAATTACCTCCTTTCTTTAATATCGATAGTTACCTGCGTTTCCTGCTTTTCTTTTACGTCCTTTGTCCGTAACTGAAACGGCCATTTCTAAACTATCAGGTAAATCGTCATGCATATTTGTTCCATAGTACTGAAACTGTTCGAGTAATAGCGAGTGTCTTCTATCGAATTGGATTTCTCCGTTTTCTATCCGTGGCAACAACGCCTCTAAGCGTAACTCTTTTCGAGAACGTTGCTTAATTTTGAATAAGCGAGTCATTGCCGGGTAACCTTTTTCGATTAACCGTTTAGAAAGCATATCCGCAAAGAATTCTTGTGCTGCCTGAGCTTCGACAGCGATTACATCTGGGCGAAAATGAAGAACTTTATCAACAATAACTTTCATAAACCTGTCTGGGTGTAATCGTTCGCCATACGAATCGATAACGTAAATTGTATCCGTCTCTTTATGTTTGGCCACGATTGAAATTGCGGAGTAATCACCGCGTTCTTTCCCCATCGCCAAGTCTACTCCGATGGAGACGAAGTATTCTCTGCTAAGGAAGTTACGGTTTATTTGTTTATCATTCCAGTAATTGAAATTATCAGGATTGAATACCATTACTTCCTCATCAATAGGATTGTTCTGTAGCTCGGTGTTAAACGCTTTGCTACCGTTATCCCATTTGAACTTCATTAATTTAAATACCGGCTGTACTTCTTCCCAAAGTACCTCGGCACCTTCAACCATTTCGTCATGATTAGCTGTGAAGAATAACTCGGCATTTCTTGCTCTCGCTTTGTCCTCTCGGTCTTTATAAATACGTTCGCACTCCGCCCATAAATCTTGTCTAGTAGGCGGGGTAATTAGCGCTCTGTATTTACGAGATTCAAAGTCAGAACGTCGTTCCATAATATCGATTAATAATGATTGCGGATGGACTGTCGTACCCATAAATACAATTGCTGTCCGTTTTCCTTCGGGGTCACCTAACGGAATAACTACCTGAGCGAACCAATCCTTTAATTCTTGGCGTAACTGAGCAGTGTTAGTGTTCCGTTTATCTTCCAAGTCATCACATACGATTAAATCCGGACGCTTACCGTTCCAGTTTCGGCCACGTAATGCTTGTCCAGTAGATGCTGCTTGAACTAACGTTAATAACTTTTTGTCGTCTTTCCCCTTCGGTTCCCAAGCGATAAACTCTGACGTATTATCCCTTGGATTCATTTGTTGCTTCGTATGTAACAACGATCCGAAGTCACGTCGTAGCTTATCGTTAGATTGTAGTTGTAGCTTGATCCACTCTAAGTTGGCGCTTGATACCGAAGGAGTTTCCGAGATTAATATGATGTAGGCTCTCTTTCGGTAACAAATCTCATGAATCGGAAAAGCCTTCGATAAGTAAGACGATTTTGCATGCGAACGAGGTGCGGCAACTGCTACGCGCTTGTTAATTTCCTCGTTAGATACTACGTTCATGATGTCGCAAATCTCATCGTGGAAATTCGGTGCGTATTCCGTAATGTTATCTAAATCGTAACCATCCGGTACTTGAAATTCTGGTATCCAGTTACCCGTGTTTTCTTTATTTCGATTCTCTCCGAAATAGTTATAAGCGTAGAAAAGTAAATCCGTTTCCCCTCGGTTTATATCTTGGAGACGGTTAAACTCGTTGATATACGTTTTAAGCTCGAACTTTTCATCGTCAGTAAGTTTGTGTCGGTTACGTACTCTAGGCACAATGTACTTTCGTAATTGATTTACTTTTTCTAGACGTTCTTTTCTATCGAGCCATTCTCCGTTGATCCATGCGATATTAACCGTCTCCTTTCGTAATTAATAATTGACTATAGAAAATTTAACCGCTATACTGAAAGTAACAAAACGAGATTACGTTACATTAATTAATTGGAGGTAATACATATGTCCGGTGTAGTTCAACCTATCCGTTCCAAACGGGATATAGATAAAATGAAAAAAGCGCTAGCTGGAAAGCCGCGCGACTTATTACTTTTCATATTCGGGATAAATTCCGCATTACGTATTTCGGATATATTGAAACTCAAAGTCGGAGATGTACGTAGTAAGGAGTCCATATCACTGAAAGAGACAAAGACTCGAAAATCCAAACGTTTCCATCTAAACAGCTCCATAAAAAAAGCCGTCGCGGAATTGGTTCCAACAACGGCTGACGATAACGATTGGCTGTTCCCTTCTCGAAAAGGCGACAAGGCAATCTCTCGTGTTCAAGCATATCGAATTTTAAATACTGCGGCTGATCGTGCCGGAATCAATACCGAAATTGGTACGCACACATTACGAAAAACTTTTGCATTTCACGCGTATAAGAACGGTACTGATTTAGCGTTACTGCAAACGATACTAAACCATTCAAGCCAACGAGAAACACTCGTATATCTCTGTATCGAACAGAAACAAATCGACGATGTTTATATCGAAATAAACTTGTAAGGACTGCGTCTTGACGACGTGGTCTTTTTCGTTTTACACTTACGTAAACTCAAACGTTATTTTTGATACGCGGATTTCTCTCGCACCTGGCGACCGCATGTACAAAAAGACGCCCCCGCCCCTTATTCAATTTCGCATATTCTATACATTTTTACGAATATCCAATGTAACACAATCATCTTTTGTTACATTCCGTTACGGTTCAAAACGTTATTATATCAACGTTTATCGAATTATTTATGTTCGTTTAGTAGATAGTTATTTTATGCATGCGTAGTATCAACGTTCGTAGCGTCTATCACATCGATATACATTGCATAAGATACTGTATAATTACGGTGAAAAGTTTCGAGGGTGCGTCCGTCTAGAGCGAGCGACTGACCTACGGTAAACCTTCGTAAAGAATCACCGCATAATATCCTGACGAGTTTCTTCTTATTATATAGTCGTTATATAATCGATTACTTTACGTCGTCCTCTATCCGTTCCGCAAACAATGCAATCTCTTCGTCCAACTCTTCATAGTTAATCTCGCCTGTCTTAGCCTTCGTTTCTACCTCTACCTTATCGGTAAGCATACCGTTAATCTGTAACGCTAACTTCGCCATGGCCGCATTACCATCTCGTATAGCAATCTCGGATAATGATGCGATTAACTCCGGTAGTTGGTCTTGGCTATTCCGTACCATTTCCTTCTTTAACTCTCGTTCGAATAACGTATCCTTACGCCAGTTATGAATCGACTGTCTAGATACACCGCATAGTGCAGCGATCTCATCGTTAGTCTTACCGCCTTTATTCGGTAATGCTAACCATTTAATAGCGGTTAAATGTTCCGTGTTTAATCGTTTTAACGCCATGTATTACGTCCTCCTTTCACCGTCCCACCAATACAGTTATGTTTTATCTTTATTACTATTTAGCGAAGTATCTTTTATATAAGTACTTTATCGACTATATAAGATAGTAATTCTTTTCGTTAGAAAAGGATTACCGGTAAGTATGAACGTTAGTGAATACTTACCGAATAGTACTTATACTTTTTTCTCTTAATCTTTTGTTTGTTATTATTAAGTTCGTTATTATTACGTTTGTTATTATTACCGTCACTCTACAGTGATTTACCTAAGTCACTCCTCGGTGATTGACCTAAATCACTGTAGAGTGATTAACAATATAACTCGTCTAAATTCCGTCTGATCTCCTCGTCAGTCAACGACGAATAGTACAACGGAAAGTATAGCTTATCTCTTTTATTTGTCGTATAGTCGTACGCTGTCTTAATTAACCCAACGGCTATCAATACGTTTGATAACTTCGCAATCCTATTCCGTCCAATCCCCGTTTCTTCGGCTATCTTTTCAACCGAAGGGAACGCACTCATATAACGATCGTTGTCCTTCTTACCGTTAACATACGCGAGTAGGTACGAATATAACTGCGCAATAGATGCGTTTGCCTTATCGTACTCTCTAGCGATTGGAATAATCCGACGCCAAAGGTCGTGTGGAATCGGTGCATTACCCGTTAGTCCATTCCCTGGCGTCATTGAGTATTCTTTTCGTTGGATAGCTTCGTTAGCTAAATACTCAAATTTATTCGACATATATATCGTCCTCCGCATATAAGTTATTCAACATAAACTAAACGTAAAATTAAATTACTTAGGCTTATTCGATTGCCATTCCGTTAATAAACTATCTAACTCCTCTGTACGGTAATACTGCCAGAACTTACGTAGCGTATTTTCGTTAAGTCCCGCACATGTATACCGTTGCCCTCGTTCCTTTAGGAAGACGTGTAATACTGGTGAATAGCAATAGAAAAATTCGTTTTGTTTACTCATAGTTAAATCACGTCCTTTTCTTCGAACTGAGTTAGTAATTTCTCGATTTCACCGACGGCATGATCTAATGTTAATTTCCCGTTGATGTAATCCATTACGATATTTACCGCCGCATCGGACGTTCCTATCTCTAATGCGTCAAAGATAAAATCATCTTTTACTAATTCGATAGCTACGTACGAATCACCGCCAAATAAATGAGATAACTTGTCCGAAAGCTTGTTACATGATTTATCTATTAGTAATAGCATTTTTATTAAATGTCGTTCTCGCTCTGTAAACTTCATTAAATTAAAACCTCCGTTAAATTAAAATAAAAAAAAGACGGTCGCAATGACCGCCGTAAGTTTATTTGAAATATTCGCTTGTTTTAACGACGTGACTCGTAAGTCCGTCGGATAGTGTATCTTCAAATTCATAATTGTAATCGTCTGCATCTTCGTATGTAGCGAACGTTAACACTTCAGCGCTACCTTCTTCACAGAGTAAATACATTTTACCTTCCGTGTCTTTAATTTCAATCGCATAGTTATCTACCATAGTATCGTCTCCTCTTCGATTAAAATACATAAAATAGAACCTATATCGTGGGATAATCGCTGCTAGCTCCCGTATATTTGGAAGCCGAATAATATTCCACAAGGAATTCATAACGTATAGGTAACTGAGAAGGTAAAAGTTAGTAGTAAAGCAAAAAAAGAAACAAGGTTTAATTCCCCTGTTTCTTGTCACTATTATTTCTCGTCATATAAGTAGTTGTATTCTCGCTGAATTTATCTCTTGTTACTTTGGTTGTTCCTACCCCTTTAATTGTTTGAGTCTTACCGTTTCTTATAAATCGGTTTTCATCATAAGAAGTATTTCTGTTTTTATCATTTGACATACCTTATCACCTCCTCAATCACAAAATGTACAGCAAATATAATAAATCCCCAAGTCATTAGATTTAAGCCTATTCCATACAACTTTAACTTATCTTCTAATCTCTCTTTATTATTTGCGACTGCATCGGTATATGTACCAGCCACTGCTAGTTTAGCATTTATTTCATCTCTCTTAGAAAAATCATCTGTCACTATGTTATCTAATCCTACCTGATCATATTTACCTGTTTTTATAGATTTTAAAAAGTAAATAATACTTGTAATAAAGCAGGTAAAAACTAATAGCTTAAATAAACCTGTATAAATAAGATATGACACTTCTTTTAACGGTGGTTTAAAAGCTCCCAGATAAGTTAAGTATGCACCAAAAAGTACCCCAACAAATGCTAGAGTAATATTAGTTTTCGCCTCAGCTTGCTTAAATCTCTCTGACTCTTCGTTATACACAGATTTAGCAGTATCTAATATTACATCACATGTACCTACCTGTATTGTATTGCCCTCAGCTCTTTGTTCGTTGGAATTACTATTCACAGGTTCTACATTTGGGTTATCTTCTATTTCTCTTCTATACGTAACTGTAATCGCATTCCTTCTATTCATCATCTACACCTTACCATTATCTTTTAAATTTTGTAATATTAATACAATAATACCATATAACCTATTTACATATAAATACGTAGATTTAAAAATAATCACCTAAAATGACAGTTTTATTCGTATACATTCCGATGTTTATTCTTTACATACAACTAAAAAGAGCCACGATGGACTCTCATAACTTTAAAATAAATAGGATTCGTACCTTTAAATACATCATTTGTAATTATTTTTGATAGTTTTATTTAGTTCATCCCGCATTTCTTTCGCCATCTCAATCGTACTATCTAATCTTTCTAATTCAATAATGTTAATGGTTAAGTCGGCATGTATGTTCATGTATAAGGCACGTAGTTTCCCCAAATACTCTATATTTTCAATACTCTCTATGGTATCACTATGCTTGTCCCATCTATCTATTTTCAACCCTATCCCTGAGCCATAGGTTTTGAAATTGAATGTCGGCATTTTTCTATTATCCATAAATTCTTTGAAATGGTTATAACGTATATAGTTATGCTCAATCTCATTCTTCACAGAATTTAAAGCCAGCCTCTCAGCCTTTTTCTCTTCATACTTCCTACGATTTTCCTCTTTTTTCGCTTGTCTTCTCGCAGAAAAATACGACCCTAATAAAGACATGGTACCGCCAGTTAATGCTCCGATAACACTAGGTAATACTTTGTCCCATTCAATACTCATAAAAAAGCCACCTTCACATATATTAGTCAACTAAACTATTATACCTAAAAGTGGTAATATATGAAATCTATTCTATTTTATTCACCATAGCTCTATGTAAAAATAATTCATCCGCTTTACTACCAATTCACACTATCGTTATTCTCTTTTTTATTTTGAATTAATGGGTTTCTCGATTCACTGATTTCTTTCCGTAAATAATCTACCTCTCTATGAGAGGGAATTGAGCTGCTAATTTTCTGATAAAAGAAATCTGGATTTTCAATTTTAATCAAATTTTTTTCATAAAGAGCAAGTTCCCTCCTAGCGGCTGAAAATTTGTTATAAACATTTGTTAACCACCAAAAATAAAATAATACTGTAGCTAAAACTATTAAACTGTAGGAATTTAAATTAATAAATGTACCTTTTTCAAAAACACTTCCAATAAATAGAAGTATAATTGGAACCGGGGAAAACGATTTTAATATATCAGCTTTTAATTTTAACGAATCAATCTCTCCGTTTATCTCTGCAATACAACCTTCAATACGAGCTTTTGGATTTTCGTATTTCGTTTTCAATCGATCCAAAAAATCTAAAAACTCAAGAAATTTATAACGTTTATAAAAATATTTAATTATTATACCTATAATTAAAAATATCATAATGAAAATTACATTATCTCCAAGAAATGGGTTTAAAATAGAATTTATTAATAAAATCAAATCTACATTGTACATTTCTTTAATAACTGTATATACAACGAAGGCAGCCAATCCTAATATAAAGACTTCTACTAACATCTTTTCCAAAAGAAATTTTATAGTGATCCACTTTTCTTTTCTCTCTTTTTCCATATAAACCAACCTCCTTTTATAACTAATTCTTCTTTTTATATATTAATATTTTAACGTAAAAAAGGTAAAATTGTACATTTTAACACGCTATATTTTTATACTTTAATTATCCTCACCCTAATAACAATATATGGATATCTGAAGAACAGGTTTACTCTATGCAGCAGTATGCTTAAACTTCTAATATTATAGTTTTGTTAACATACCTTCTTTCATTGAATACCTTAACCACCTGCACACGCGTTAACTCTCTGTGCTTTCTTCGTCCCTCCTCCGTTTTGACACTATATACTTATAACATAAACTGTAATAGGCGCATCTCTCTACTATACGACAAGTCAGGATAAGAATTAGTAGTTACTCGATATAAATGCTAAAATATTATTAAACTATATTCGGAGGATACATATATGATAGAAAAGTACTCCCTAAACGAACAAACGCTGCAATTCATTCAAGAATTCGAAAGAACGGTAGCACCTGATAAAACATATACAACGCAAGAAATGGTTAATATATTTAATAATTCCACTTTCAATAAGGAACAATTCAATACATACATAGAACCAAAAGGTAAGGCTATATGGTGGGCGTTAAAACGTAGCGGAAATTGGGAACAGGTTAAAAGAGGTTTATATAAGAAAAAATGAGGCTACCTTAATTGGCGGCCTCTATTCGTCTTCTTTACAAAATTATGCGGTATAATCTCTTACATTTTTCATCTTAAATCCATTACAAAACTCACCTCATTTTCTTTAAGTTTTTTCCAATCACCTTTTAAGGCTGATTTAGATAAGACTTCGTATACAAATAACCAGTTACGATTAAAATTCTCATCATCTTTATTTAATTCATTAGCTATTTTCCTGAACCTTGTCATTTCTGCTGACAAATTATATTGTTTACAGTATAAAAAAGCAAGTAACAATAAAATACAATGATTACTCCCTCTTATATTCATAAAGTCTAGTTCCTCTATAACAAAATCATATTTAAGTGAATAATATATTGCATAAGATACAGCTTCAAAATTATTACTATTCATACCCTCTTCATAAATCAATTTAGAAAACTCACTAATCACTTCTCTTTCCACTTTAAAAACCTTAAACAGATTATCTTCTAATAACGGAATTAAATACGGATAGATGGTTGCAAGATGAAAAATAGTTTTAACAAAATACTCAATTGCATTGGTAGTCATTTTTTTCTTCGATACTGATAGTACTTTTATTGCAAAGTTTAAAATAGCTGAGTTATTATTATTTTCCTGCATCAATTGTATTGATAAATCTAAATAACTTCTAACATCCTTAAAATTAACTATTTCTTTTTCATTAAATTTTGCATAAGTATCTAACTTCCTTACCCAGTGCTCAACGGAAGCAATCGGTAAGGGCCTAATTTGAGTTTTCTTGTGATTTAGTATTAAATCATAAGAACGAAGTTGTTGTGATAATTCCACCAAAAATTGTTGACCTTTTTCATAACTAGTAACATAGCAAGTATAGTCATCAATATTTCTTATATATCTCCATCCCGCTTTATGTAGTTCATAGTCAATAGAAGTTAATATTATCTCTGATAGTAGATTTGAAGCATCTGGACCTATCAATAATCCATTTGTTTCACCATTCTTAGTATTTCGAGCATAAAAATCCAATTCATTATACCATGTTTTTGTATCTTTTTTGTTCTGCTTCGCTGTTTCTTTCCCTACAAGTGCCCACGCAATTGAATGGGAATATATACTAGGAAAACAAGTAGAGATATCAGCATTCACCTGATATTTTTTCCCAATTAATAGATCAGGCTCTGGCGTTCCATCATTCTTAAAATCGCTATAATTCATCTTGAAAATCTTAGAATTATCTTTCATTTTTCTAATATGGATCCGGCTCATCTTATACTCTTCATCCTGAGTTTTATTTTTAAAATGTTCTATTACATGATCCCATATACTTTTTAAGTGTAGACAAAGACGTTGATAAGACATTGGATTGGGTATCCCTAAAGAACGTGGTATATTTATGTTTCTCATAGTTTCATAAAATATATATGACTGCCCATTCTTATGGTTACCAAATTCCGGTTCATGCTTATTACAATACTCAAAAAACATTTCAGATGTTAAAAACGGTGGTAATTTATCGCTAAACAACCCATGCCCTAAAAGCCCTTCATATAAATCTTCAGAAGATAATCCACTCATAAATTCATAGTATTTTTTCCCCATTATATACTCCTCATGTTTTTCACTTTTTGTTATATACATATCTTTATAATATATTTTATCACATATATAGTTAAAATTTCGTATATAAAAAGACCACCTTTTTGAAGTGCACCCCAAT